TACAGCGAGAACTCCTGCCGGCCGAAGCGCAAGAAAAAGAAAGCCAAGGAGTCGGCCAAATAACACATAATTTGCCAAGGAAGGCACACCATGCGAACGAACAACAAAGCAGTTCGAAAAGCGGCGCGGAAATCTAAGCAAAAAGTCAAACGGGAACAAGAACTCGAAAAGCAGGATAAAACTGTCCCGATTGAAATCACGCTGCGCAACGAGAGTCAAAAGCAGGCGTGGAAATTGCTCGAACAATCGCCCATGACGTTTTTATTGGGCTCGGCGGGTTCGGGCAAAACCTTCTTGGCAATGGCCTATGCCATTAACGAGATATTAAACAAGCGCCGCAGCCACATCGTGCTCACCCGGCCGATCGTCGAGGCTGGTGAGAAACTGGGCTTTCTGCCCGGCACGTTCGGCGACAAGGTCAATCCGTACATGCAGCCGCTTTACGACACCATGGACGCGCTCTTGGGCCGGTTCAGCGCCAAGCGTGAAATTGTGAACAAATCTATTGTGTTGGCCCCGCTGTGTTATATGCGCGGCCGGACGTTTAACGACGCCGTGTGTATCTTCGACGAGGCGCAAAACGCCACGTACACGCAACTGAAGTTATTTCTTTCGCGGTTTGGCCAGAATACCCAAGTCATCGTCACGGGCGATCCGCAGCAAAGTGACCTGCCGTTTGACCATGTGCCGCTGAGTACGGTTATGGACAAATTAAAGGGCACGGCGGGGATTTCAACGCACCATTTCAGCTATGCCGACGTGGTCCGCCATCCTTTGGTCGCGGCTATCTTGAAAAAGTTGTGACAGGTATTGCGCGCCTTCGACCGGTTAGTACACTGTCGGCGCACGGAACAACACGTTTTGAAGGAGCGCACGGATGTCGCTTGATGAAGTCCTGAAACTGCTGAACGAAGATCTCAAGAACGAATGGACGCACTTGCAGTTCTACCTGTACTCGGCCAGCGCTGTAACTGGACTACACGCGGCGGAGTATCGGGAGTTTCTCACGGATGCCGCCAAAGGCGAGATGGAACACGTTCAGCAGTTTCAGGACCGAATCTGGGGACTGGGCGGTATTCCAGTGTTTGGCAGCCACGAGTTCCCGCAGCATCTGAGCGCTGAAAACATTCTGATCACGGCGCACGCACTGGAACGCCAAGTCGTCGTGAACTACGCACAGCGCGTCAAGCAGATGGGCGAACTTGACGGACCCGAGGCGCAATATCTGTCGGTGTTCTACGAAGACCAGTTGCAGGACAGTTACGAAGACGCCGAAAAGATCCGCCGCATTTTGGCGGATCTGGACAGCCGCGAGCCGAGAATTTCCCATAAATTCAGCGACTGACGTCGCGTTTCGAGTGAGCGGCAGCCGGCGCTGGTCTTTTCTTGTGGAACGCGGCCGATGAGCGACTTTAGTTGGTACACGGCTGCGCTGGTCTTTATCGTGTACGTGGTGTTTGACGTTCTCTACGCGCTGTACGTGATCTTTGTCGGCCAGAAACGGGCATTCGCGGCCAGCATTACAGGGTCTATGCTGTACAGTCTGGGTGCGGTGGGCGTCATGAGTTATACCCACAATGCGCTGTATCTCATTCCTTTGAGTCTGGGCGCGTTTGTCGGGACGTACATCGCCGTGAAGTACATGGGAGAAAGCCGTGACAGACGAGAATGAGCAGTCCGTTCCATCGCGTGTTTCTCACGGGGAGCCTGTCGCGTGGGCCGTCGAAAGGGGCGCGGCCTACCCGGCACTGTGCCACACTCACTGCGACGCGCTGCATGTAGCGGCGCAGAATCACGGGAGCGGCGTCGTCCCCCTCTACCGCCAGCCGCAGCCCACGCTCACCGACGAGGAGCGGGAGGCGGTTGCGTGGGCCATTGTCGCGGCCGACTTAGAAAAAACGGAGACGGTTTGGCCTTTTTCCGAGTTCGTCGCGGAGAGAGCCGCTACGCTTCGCGGCCTGCTGGAGCGAACGAAGTGACGCCGTATCGGCACACGACCATTGCCATCGACTTCGACCGCACGTTCACCAGCGATATTGAATTCTGGCGTTTGTTCATTCGGCAGGCTGCGCGCCGGGGCCATACGGTACTCTGCGTCACCGGTCGAACTGACACGCCCTATAGCCGGCTGCAACTAGCCGCGCTGTTTGGCGAAGAGACGTTTAAATTGCTTGAGAAAATTATCTTTTGTGATCATTCTCCCAAACGAATGCGCACGCAACAGTTGGGCTATAAAGTCGACATCTGGATTGACGACATGCCCGAGGGGATCGGCGCCACCGACCCCAAAGAATTTAAGAAGTTAGAAGATCAGTTCGATGTGTGTGAGGGTCTGCCAGTGTTTACAATAGGGGCTGTTAATCCGAGGAGTATTTGGCGCCCGCCCGCGCCCAATATCTCGCCGCCTTAAACAGCGGCCCGGTTAGAAGGATCTGACCGGCTCATGCCACTGAATGGATTCAGTGCATGGCTGCGCGCAAGAAATACTGGCACTATTTGTACGTGATTTATTATCCGTCATTGGCGTACAGGTTTTATTACGGCTCCCGCATCACCGAGAACCACCCCGACGCCGACTGGAGCTATTTCGGTTCGTCGGTGTCGTTCGCCCAGTACAACGACGCGACGCACGCTGAATACCAAGTCGACGCGCTCAAGATCATTCTGGACGCCAAACACGAGACCCGTACGAAACGCGCCGAAAAAGCCCTCAGTCACGCCGAAGCAGAACTCATTCGCACGGCTATTCAAGAGTTCGGCTTGCATCTGTGTTTGAACCGGAACATCAATGGCCGGTTCTGCCTGACCAACGAACAGCGCCAAGAAGCCCTGCGCCGCTCGATCAAAAACGGCGGCGGTTTTGTAAACATGACCAAACAACAACAACTGGATTGGGCCAGTGTCGGCGGGTCTAAGTCCTATCAAATGAAAACCGGCGTGCACGGCATTCCAAAAGACAAGCTGGCGGAAATCTTAGCCCGGGGTCGTGCCACGGTCGCCGAGAGATACGCCAAAACATATCAATTCACTAATCCAGCAGGCGAAGTCGTCACCATCCACAACCTCAAGCGATTTTGTAAACTAAATGATATTTCAGCTTGCCATATGCGCAGCGTGAAAGCCGGACGCATTAAATCCCACAAAGGTTGGACAAACGCATGAGTGTTATGGCGCTACTATGCTGTCTGGGCGCGTTCGCGCTGGGTTACATCATGGGCCGCGTGAATTTGCTGGTCTCCACGCTGGCCGAGAAACCACCGGCAGGCCCAACCGGCTTCTTTCAGAAAAATCGCCCGAATGCTCTCCGCGAAAACGCGGAGACAAAGAGTCGCGCTCCGGTGGCCGATATAGATAGCAGCAAATTCGTGGCGCCGATTAGCACCGCGGGCATGGAGCGCAAGGACACGGCCGAGCTTGGCAAAACCACCACGACCGAGGATGATATTCAAGCCTCTGTCTCAAAATTGGCTCAATTAAAAGGACGCTGATCATGGCTAAAGGACTCGACGTTGGAACTTCATTTATTGTGCTGGCGAAAGACGCCGCCCAGAACACCACCACGAATCCGAACGCCGTGGGGCTGGTCGAGTATCGTGACTTCCGTGACGCTTATTTCATGATCAAGCCCACGACGCCCGTGGCCGTGAAGATGATCGAGAAAGGGCTGCAGGGCAAAGTCTTCGTGAAAGACCCCGACGGCACGTTTATTATTCTGGGCCAAGATGCCATCGAGAAAGCCGTTGAGCGCAATTCCTCGGTAAAAAGACCAATGTACCGAGGAGTTGTCAACGCCAATGAAAAAGAAGCCAAGCGCGTGCTGGCGTTTATTCTGCAGGAGGTGGTCGGCCACGCCGCTAGTCAAGACGAGAAACTGGTGTTCTGCATTCCCGCCCAGCCTGTCGACCAAGACGAGACGGACTTTGACGTGGGTTATCACGAAGACGTGATTAAGGCGATTCTGGCCGAGCGGGGCTATCAAGCCCGCGCCATTAACGAAGCCGAAGCCATCTGTTACTCGGAACTCGAACACGATGACTACACGGGCGTAGCGTTGTCCTGCGGCGCCGGCATGGTGAACTGCTGCGTCATGCTCAACGGCGAGCCCACGGTTATGTTCAGCACGACCAAGTCGGGCGACTGGATCGACCGCATGACCGCCGTGGCGCTGGGCGAACCCGACAGCGTGGTGCAGGCTGAGAAAGAGCACGGAGCGTTCACCATTGGCCAGCCCAATGACAATCCGATTCTGGCGGCCGTGGGCTCCTATTACGCGCGCCTTATTGACTACACCACGAAGAACTTAGCCGCGGCGATGACGGGGCACAAACTTCTTCCGAAATTCAAGCAGCCGCTGCCCGTGGTGATCGCCGGCGGGACGAGCCGCGCCAAGGGCTTCGTCGAACTCTTCCAGCAGAAATTAGCAGAGAATTCTTTTCCGCTGCCGGTTAAAGAGGTGCGTCACGCGAATGATCCGCTGCACGCCGTGGCCCGCGGATGCTTGATTGCGGCGAAAGTGTTGTGACGGCGGCCCCCTTTTTAGATATCAGAAATCCGGCGCTGTACGTTTAAGCCGTATTGACGTTGTTCTTTGACAATCCGTGGCGGTTTTATTCGGAATTATCTCGAAAGAGATAATGCTGTTAAAATTGAGTTTGTGCTGGAAGTTGGCCGTGGTGGCTGGCTGGTTAGGGCTTCTGGGTTGGCACAGGGATGTGCCTTTTCGGTTGCAGGCGTCGTGGTCAGATTAAGTCGTGAGCACGAGCGGAGGTGCGGCGAATGCCACACGGAGTAATATTTACTCTTGAAAGTCGTCGCTAAACTCCAACTACGGTTGGAGTCGGACTCGCGGGTAGGGGATCGCGAGGGCTTCCAGCACAAACTTTACAAATGCAACAAGTACAGGCGCAGCAAGCAGTTATGAACGATGAGCATTTACATGCTTTGGCGGTATTCGCAAGCGCGTCTGGGGCGGCCAGTTTTGCTGGGCTGGCGACCCTTTTGCGTTTTGCCCGGAGACTTTCTAGACTGTCGGTGATCAGCGCCATGTTAAACTCCGGTTTTCTGGGGTTGGCCATCGCACTGATCTGGTATCAGAACTACCGAGAAGCCCAGAACGTGTACGGCTTAATCGGGATCTGCGTGGTCGCCGGGATGGGTGGCTCGACGCTGACCGATCTGTTAATATCATTGCTGTCTGGCGCCGGCATTAAGGTAACCATTGTTCATGAACGCGACCGCGATGGAGACTACTGAGATGACGAAAATCGCCCGTAATCGGCTGAGTGTGTTGGCATGGACCGCCTCGATTCTGTGTTCCGTCCTGCTGCTGATCTCAGCCATTGCTGCCGCCGAGCATAAACGCGAACATGCCGCGGCTGTCGAACGGTCAGGCAGTCTTCATGTCGGGGCGCAATGACACACAGTGCCTGATAGTTCAATGGTAGAACGGCCGGCTGTTAACCGGTAGGTTGTAGGTTCGAGCCCTACTCAGGCAGCCATATAACAGCAGGCCCGGTATGGACACCCTCTCAGCCCTTGACCCTCTTGCGTGGCGGCCTGAATATCTGCCGCTGCACCCCGCGTATCAGGCGGGCAACGCATTGGGCTGGCTTTCCCGGGGCAATAAACAAGCCAGCACGAATCATCCGCTCGCCGGCCGCCTGTATGTCTCGAAATCGGGCTGGCTCTTGCTGTCGGTGCCCAATGCGCTCGTGCGGGGCGTGTACGACGCGCTCTCAGCCCCGGGCGCCGAACTGCCCACTGCTGGCGCCATGAACGTGCCGAATGTTGCCGACGATATTTTAAACGCGCACATCTCGGTCATGACGGCGGATGAAGTAGCGGCTATCGGCGCAAGTAAAATTAACGAGCGCGGCCACATGTTTGGCTACTCGCTGGGCGCGCTGAAAGAAATCACGCCTAAAAACGTTGCGGGTGTGAGCAAACTCTGGGCGATTCAGGTTTCAAGCCCGCAACTCTCCGACATCCGTAAAAGTTACGGCCTGTCGCCGCTACCC